TCCTCGTTGCATTGGTGTCTAACTCCGCGTGTAGGCCATTATAAACCGACAGAAAAAGACTTACTTAAATTTGAAAAGATAAGAGTAAGAGGTAAAATACTTAAGAATGTAAAATATTGGAAATTTAATGATGAGCCCTACAAGTTAGACAGAGACCATGCAGCGGGGATGCTACTTCAACATGAACCTACTGTTGGAGTAGTACGTGTGACTAAAGAGAACTATACAACGGCCATTCTAGGATTTGATCATGATCTTATGAAACCTGATAATGAAAACTGGAGATTGGCTATCGAATATGTTTATCACTACCTAGCGACATATGTACCAAAAGAAAGACCTCAATATACAGGATTATATATGGACTTCAGCACTGGTCCAGGCTTCCCTTGGAACCTTTACTTTAAAGATAAAAAGGATATACCTCGGAGCTGGATAGAAAATGATCTGTATTCTGATTTTGAGGATTACTATTGGCACTTAGCTATGAAGCGGGAGAAATTAGATATTTTGAAAATAGTGAATAAACATAAAATGAGATCTTTTATGATGCCTTCTATGACATACTTGATAAGGCAAAAGATCTTTTCACAAAGCTTCAATGATCATTTGAAAGATGTACCTTGGAGTGCCTACGGGTTTAATTGGCACAAGGGCGGCTTTCACAAACTACTAGCACAACTTAGAACTCTTAGATATAAAAATGATTACGACATAAGTTACTGGGATAAAGCATTTGGACTAAAGAAAGAATGTTATAAAATGAGGGAACGATTTTTAGATATGACCCCAGAGGAGAGGAGATTATTTTGGCTAGTAGCTCATCAAGAAATAACACCCAATGTTGTTCTTCCGACAGGTGAAGTGATAGAATTAGAAACTGGACAATGTTCAGGATCTGAAAATACAACAGCAGATAATACTATAGCGCACATGATGATAATAATGTATGAAGCTATTTGCGGCTTCCAAGAAAAATATGGAGAAATACCCTCCTTACAAGTGATTCTAGACAATATATATGCAAGAATATACTCAGATGACAATATTTCAGCCTACTCAGAAAGATTTGATTTTATGGCAGACCCAGTCAGGAAAGATGCAATCTTTAAACAATTCGGCATGGCAATCGAATATGAAAACCCAGAAAAATGGAAATTAACAAAGTCCTTAGAAGGACACACCTTTTTGGGTTTCGAAGTTAAAGATTATCACGGTACTTTAGTACCTTTTTATGACTACCTTAAAGTTAAAAATTCTACAGTGGTAAGAGAATCACAAGAATCACCAACAGAACAAATAGTACGATTTAAAGCATTATTAGAATTACTAACATTTACCTCGCACTACAATGAATATTCTGAATTTATAAAGAAGTACGCAAATCTTTTCGAACTAGACCCTGGATTCATACCCAC